TGGGTGTTTCGCAGGTGCTGGGTCGTATGTCCTACGCGGCGACACTCAGTCATTTGCGTCGTATTCAGACACCGGTTGAGAAGTCAGGTAAGCTCTTGGCTCCTCGTAAGCTTCATGGCACCTCCTGGGGTTTCATGTGTCCTGTGGAGACACCAGAGGGTCATTCGGTCGGTATTGTGAAGAACATGAGTCTGCTGACCTCTATCTCACAGCACGTGCCGTCTAGCACAGTTCTACACTTCCTCCAGGATGACAAGCGGATCGTCTGGATTGACACGCCCCGAGTCTATACCGGGACATCCATTACAGTGAATGGTGTGATCGTGGGCTACACGAACAACCCACATGAGCTTGTGACAGCCTTGAAGTCAGCCAAGCAGGTCCGCCGAATCCATCCGCATATCTCGGTTGCGTGGTATACCCTGATGAACAACCTGTCGATTGAGACGGACGGTGGACGTTGCGTGCGCCCTGTGTTTCGCAAGGGTGCTCCTCCGCCTACCGATCGGTCTAGCTGGAATGAATGGTGCAAGTCGTGCGTGGACTACATTGACTCCTCGGAGACCGAGACGCTCAGGATTGCCATGAGCAAGGACGAGATGACCGATACACACACTCACTACGAGATCCATCCATCTCTGATTGTCGGACACATGGCTTCGACGATTCCACTGTCAGACCATAACCAGTCTCCTCGTAATACCTATCAGTCAGCCATGGGTAAGCAGGCTATGTGCGTCTACGCTGGCAACTTTGCAAAGCGCCTGGACAAGAATGCCTATGTTCTCTGCTCCATTGCTCGCCCGATCGTGGAGACCCGTGCCATGAATATCCTGAAGATGCACGAGATGCCCTTTGGGATGAATGCGATTGTGGCCATTGCCTGCTACGGTGGATACAACCAGGAGGACTCCGTGATCCTGAACAAGTCGGCAGTTAAGCGTGGCTTCTTCCGCGGTCTGTATTACGGCATGTATAAGGACGAGGAGCACCGCAACGTGACCTCGGGTCGCGAGGAGAAGTTCATGAAGCCTCAGAAGCACAATACTCGCAAGTACAAGAACACGTCATATGAGGCAGTGTCGGAGGCGGGTCTTCCGATCATCAATTCGGTCTTGCAGGAGAATGATGTGGTCATCGGCAAGGTCGTGAACCTTCGAAATGACGCTGCTGGGTATGCATTCCGTGATGCGTCCACCACCCACAAGAACTCTGAGCCGTGCCGTATTGACGGCGTGTGGCAGGATAAGAACTCAGACGGGTATCCCTTCATCAAGGTGCGAACGGTCTCTGAGCGTATTCCTCAGATTGGTGATAAGGTCTCTTCTCGTCACGGTCAGAAGGGAACCATTGGAATGTTGATGGAGGAGGAGGATATGCCCTTCACGGCTTCAGGTCTGCGTCCGGACATCATCATGAATCCTCACGCTGTTCCTTCTCGTATGACAATTGCTCAGCTGATGGAGAATATCTTCGGCAAGATTGGTGTTCGCAAGGGAACTCTGGGTGATGGAACGCCGTATTCTCACCTGAAGGTGGAGGACTTGAAGAAGCACATGGTGGATATGGGAATGCATCCCTACGGAAATGAGATCCTCTATAACGGGCAGACGGGTGAGATGATGCAAGCCGAGATCTTCATGGGTCCTACATTCTACCAGCGTCTGAAGCACATGGTGATTGACAAGAAGCATTCCCGTGCTCGTGGTCCGATTGTCTCGCTGACTCGTCAGCCGTGCGAGGGCAGGTCCCGTGATGGTGGTCTGCGTGTAGGAGAGATGGAACGTGACTGTATGATTTCACACGGCATCTCGGTGTTTACCAAGGAGCGTCTGATGGATGTTTCCGACCCGTTCAAGACGGGTATTTGCAAGACCTGTGGCACGCTTGCCGTGGTCAATCCGGTGGAGGGAATCTACTCGTGCGGTGCATGTGGCAACAAGACTGACTTTGTGATGAAGACCTTGCCCTATGCAATGAAGCTCTGGATGCAGGAGCTGGAGGCGATGCACATTACGCCTAGGATGCTCTTAGAGTAGAGCGACGGCGGTGACGATGACGCCTGGACTTCCGGCGCCCCCCTGTTACTTGATCATCCGTAACCTTCTTCAGGAGAATAGTGTGCTTCTCGAGAATAGCATTTGTAGTAGTTGTATATGATTCCATCGCAGCAGCAACTTTGGAGCAGTAGTCGTCAAAGATTGCCTTGTAAGAGGTCAGAATAACCTGTGTGTCTGTGATAGGGATTAACTTTATTTTTGCCTGTGCATCCAGTGCGAACTTGTCGAAGCTGGACATCAGGGTTCCGGACACTACCTGCAACTGACGTGCATACTTGGTCATGTCCATCTTTGCAGCGTCGGTCTGTGATTTGGGCGGGCACTGAGTGCGAAACATGCGTGCAAACATCCCAGTACAGTAGAACTTGACGATAAAGACACGGACAGACTCAATGCTTGAAGCCTGGAGCTTGACAAGCTGTTTGACAGATCCCTTCATATTCACGACAAACTTGCCAAACTCAACATCCAGCTTCTTTTTCGTTGATGCGGTTGTTCCAATACCACTGGTCAAGACAGCCTTTGTTGACTCTTGACTGTTCCGAATGGAAATCACTTGATTCTCACCAGCACCACCGAGAATCTGATTCATGTTCGTGATGCCTTCTAGAACGTTGTTTGTGAGTCCTGTTGCAAGCTTGCTACTGAGTTGCACTGTCTTATTCGCATCCTTTGCCACTTCACCGACGGTGCCCAGTGTAACATTCGCAATACCAGCGGTTGTCTTTGCAGCGGTGTTGGTAATTTCTCCGGCACTCGCAACCACCACGGTCGTCGTGTTAAGTCCAACCTTGCTGATATCCTTTGCAGCAGATAGCGATGCCGTTGCAACTTCAGTTGTATTAGTTATTGCAGATGAGGTAACCGCACCAACTCCCTCAAGAGCAGCCGTTGCAACAGCATTTCCTTGGTTGACTGCTGTTCCAACGAGCTTGACGCTTTGGTCAATTACCCGCGTCGACACTTCAAGAGTGCCGGTTGTAGCATTCCCTATGTTATTAACTGCAGTCGTCAAGTTGGACGCCATTAGTTTAACATGTAGATATTTTACATGATGCCCGGATCCTCTGAGGCGATGCATATCACGCCTAGGATGCTATTGGAGTAGGATCATCAGTGTTAACCATTGTATTCAAACTTTCGTGAGAGGGTGATTTTGACATTCCCATCTTACGCTGAATAGCATTCTTTCTACAAAGATATCCAAGCCACCCTGCAACAACTACAAATGCGAGAAATGCTCCAACAGCAATAGGCTCCATTTTTACATTCTTGCGTTCATCCTGAAAGTTTGTCTCAGCCTTAAAACAAAATGAACACTGTCTCTCCCGCCGGAAACTCCTCTGCCCCCGCTATGTCCGCCGGTCGCCGTGGCACCCGCAAGGGTCCTTCGGCCAAGGCCCTCAAGCGCGTTCTCAAGTCCCACGGCCTCAAGTCGTCGGGCAAGAAGTCCACGCTCCGTGCCCGCGCGAAGAGGGCCCACCTCCTTTCCAAGGCTTAAATCTCTGCTGTAAATAATGCCCAAACACACCCGTAAACTTCGCAAGGTCCGTAGGCGTGGCGGTGATGAGAACTATGTTGTTCCCAAACAATTCATGCCTGCAAATGAGGATGTAAAACCACTTCTTGATGCAAGAGCGAACTTAAAGTCCACTAAAATGAATTGTGCAACACGCGATGCATTTAATCGATGTGTGGCCGGTCGACGCAGGAGAACCCGCCGTCAGAAACACTAACGAACCAATCCCGGGACATCAACATGTTCCACCTTGGTATGTCGCCTAGGGTGCGTCGCCTTAGCCTGTAAATAATTTTTCTCGCTCTTATTCAAACAATCAATATGGGTGGTGGTCTTCTTCAGCTCGTTAGCTATGGTGCGCAGGATATCTACATCTCGGGCAACCCCCAGATCACTTTCTGGAAGGTCCTCTACAAGCGTCATACGAACTTCGCGATGGAGTCGATTGAGGTGACGTTCAACGGCCAGGCCGACTTCAACAAGCGTGTGACTGCGGTGATCAACCGTAACGCCGATCTCATGTATCGCACGTATGTGCAGGTCGTTCTCCCCGCGGTTGACTTCTCGTCTGTCACCACGCTCAACCGCTTCCGCTGGCTCAACTACATCGGTCACCGTCTCATCAAGACGGTTGAGCTCGAGATCGGTGGTCAGCGCATTGACCGCCAGTATGGTGACTGGATGCAGATCTGGACCCAGCTCTCCCAGGATGTGGGCACCACAGAGGCGCTCAATGACATGATCGGCAACACCCACGATCTCGTCCTCATGAAGGACCGCAAGGGTTATGCGCTTGATGCCTCATGCGCGGGCTCCGAGCTCACCAACTCCTGCGCCCCCCGCGCTGGAACCCCGGCGCGCACCCTCTACATCCCGCTCCAGTTCTGGTTCTGCCGCAACCCGGGCCTTGCGATCCCGCTCATCGCGCTCCAATACCACGAGGTGCGCATCAACGTGGAGTTCGAGCAGTGGATCAACTGCACCTACTACGAGCTGGTCCTCGCGGCCGGAACGGTGCCCACAAGCATCCAGTCGCTCACAGCCGCGTCCCTCTACATCGACTACATCTACCTCGATACGGAGGAGCGTCGCCGGTTCGCCCAGCAGACTCACGAGTACCTGATTGAGCAGCTCCAGTTCACAGGTGCCGAGTCGATCACCTCCTCCTCCAACAAGATCCAGCTCAACTTCAACCACCCGGTTAAGGAGCTCGTGTGGGTTGTTCAGCGCGACTC